TATGATCGTATAAATTTAAATAAATAATAAATATCAAAAACATCACATTTAAGCGGTTTGTTGAATGTTTTAATATATGTAAACTATCTCTAAATCACTGTATTTAGTAACAAATTAGTAACAGAATAATTCTATATTTTTTAGATTTTTACTGTCTTTACAATAAACTTTTTTTTGGCTTATTGTCAAATGTTTCTTTAAACTTTTTTGGTTTATTTTTGCAATAAAAAAAGACCAGAGGATTTCTCCCCTGGTTCGATTTAAAATTTAAGGTATCTTGTAGCGGAATACCCTATTACACTCTTGTACTTAACTTTCGTCCACGTGCTGCCTTTTTTAATTACTTCTGCTTTTGATCCTTTCGGAATCTTACCAATGATCTTAGATGATCTGTTAGCACTGTTTCTGATCATAAGTGGATCGGATTTTGTGACAACCTTAGCATACACAGTTGTTTTGGTAACTTTCTTCACGGCTGTTTTTACAGCTTCCTTAGCCTTGGTAGCTGTTCCCAGCTTTTTATTGCAGATTCCCTCTGCGATCAACTTAGCGATCTTATTTACGTACTTACCGATTTTATAATCGGACTTAGAATCACAGAAAAAACTCTCTGTCATGATTGTTGTTGCCTTTGTGGCATTCAGCATATACAGGTTCGTTCTCTTCTGAACATCACGATCAGTTAATCCAGCGGATACGAGTTTCTTCTGTACTCTCTTTGCGTATTTCTTACCGCCATCAGACACATAAAGTACCTCTGTTCCATGAGCCTTTCCATTGTAGCAATTCAAATGACCTTCTACGACGAGATCATAATTCTTTGCATTTAAACGTGTCAGTTTCCATGATTTTTCCTGTGACGCAGCGGTAAATACCTTCTCTGGGCAGATATACAGATCAACACTGTGTCCGTCACTCTCCAGATATTCTTTTACCTTTTTCATCAGCTTTTTATTGTACTTATACTCGTTTACTCCACCGCAATCTTCTCCACTTGCTGATGTATATGATCCATTTTTAAGTAAACTGTGTCCTACGGTCAATGCGATTCTCATATGTCTACACCTCCTGTTCTGCTGCTGCCTGATTATCTTCTGTCTGTTCCTGTTCCTCTGGATCTTCTAAGTCAGTTTCATGTAACGGAGTCTCTGCGTAATTTGTCCATGTTCCGTCATCTAACTCTGTCGTATGATTGATCTTATCTTCTCTACTGACTTCCTCAACATCTTCTGAATTATTTAATTTACCGTCATCCAAAAGGTCTTTGACACCGTCAAACCATAACTGAACGATCTCTTTTAACATGCTCTCGCTTACAAATAATTGAATAGGTTTGGGCAAAAGTCCTCTGGCCATATGTATTACATAATCAAATTTCTGCTGTCCTTGCTTGGATGCACGGAAGGTTTTCTCTGCTTCTACAAACAGCTTGTAAACATCCAGCCTGATTCCTTCAAGCCCTTTTCTTGTGATATAGTTGATTAACTTCTTAACTAAAAAGACAATGATCAACGCTGCGATCACTGCCAAGAATAACACTTTATTCTGTTCAAATAATTCTTTCATCTTATCTCTCCTTCTTATAGTCCAGCTTGTTTGAGTACGAATCCGATTACTGCCCCGACAACTGCAGTTAGGACATACACAGAAATGCTTCTCCATTTTTCTCCGTCTCTGTTTTCCAACTCTTCAAGCCGTTTGCTCTGCTCCGTCTGATTAACAAGCATATGTTCCATGTTGATAGCGAGCTTTTGAACGGACAATGTAAGGTCATTGATCTGTCTTATTGTCACTTCTAACGCTTCAATTCTTTTGTTTTGTCGGGTTTGCTCATGATCAACATCACTCGCAAATGCATTATGTTCATTTCTACTTATGTATTCGTCATCTGCCATATTCTTCCTTTCTAATATCATTGCTGCATTAAATTGTTACATAAAAATAAGACCTCTTAGGGTCTTGCTCGTATTTTTATAAAATTTTTCATTTTGCTTCACCTTATGAACATCTAGGATCATCAAGACGTTTCTTTAATGTTTCATAGATTGTACCATCAAGTCCTGTTCTCGCATCTACAACTTCGGCTGCGGACGGAGATGAAGAACTAAAATTTTTTAATAACTCATCATACTGTCTTTCTAAGCTTGTCTGTCTTGTATCGCAATCATCTGCGATATCATTTGATCTTTTAATTCCATCATGGATGGCTTGCCGCACATCTTTTCCGAAGATTGCTTTTAAGATATCATTTAAGATTTGTGTCATATCAACCATATTTTTTTCCTTTCCGCAAGCAGTAACACAGCTAAATTCTGAAATAAAAAATAAAGTTTATATGCAACCGGCATGGTTATTGACTTGCGAAAAATTTGAAGGCGGATACTTTAAAATTAATAATGTTGTTTTTTTAAATATTCGCCTAAAAACTTCTGCTACAAATAATAATTGGAGCGGTTCTGGGACATGGAAACAAATTTTTAAAAACTTACCTAAACCTTTAATTGAAATTCCTTTACAATGCTACTGTGAGACATATTCTGACAAATATACTCCATGTTATATTAGCACAGATGGAAATGCATACGTTATGGGTGCAAATCAAATCGAACCAGGGACAATTTATTTATTTCAGGCCGTATATTTATCTAATGAATAATTTATAAATCTTATCTTGTAATTATTCCAAATTGTATACTTAGCTAAAATTTACAAACGATGAAGGAACGGTTATATTGGCAACTACAACGCCATTTTCCATACTGTCACTACTTCTGATTGTTAATGTTGTATTTCTCACTCTTATATCTCCAGTGATTCCAACGGGAGCCCAATTAGGGTTCAAAATTACGCATGGTGCAAATACTTCATTTACAAAGTTTACACCGTCCGGAAGTTGATACACATTATCATAGCCACCACCGGTTACGCTTATAGAGAAATACGCAATCACGATTGCTATGTCTTTGTTTTTGTATACATATAAATTATCGCTTTCTCGTTTTATAAATGTGGAATCAGAATTTAGCTGTGTTGTTGAGTTCTATTTATTGTTACCATAGCTGTTTAGCATGGCGATCTGTTTTTTATAATATTTTTTCGCATAAAAATAAAATCTCCTTCCCTTTTAAGCAGATTTAATAGTTTATATATTAGATTTGTTATTATTCTTTAAGCTGCATAACGAATATATTCATATTCAATCATATCGTCCGAAGCATCATAGTATGTACCGGCAGTCATATTAATGTCTGCATGACCTAACAAGATCGCAACATCCTGAAGCGGCATGCCTCGCTTAATCAATTGCGTACATAACGTCCGTCGGAATTTATGCGGATGTGCATATACATTACATGATCTTCCTAAATCTCTTACAATTCGCTCGATTCCGTCTTTTCTTAACTGATCATATGGATGCCTCTTAGAAACAAAAAGTGAAATGTTATTATCTTTTCTGATTTCTAAATATCTATTCAGATAAATCATTGCCTGATCTGATATAAACACTGTTCGCTCTTTATCTCCTTTACCAATGATCCGCACTTTCTTTCGAATAAAATCTATATCGTTTAGCTTTATACTGCTTAATTCTGAGACACGACAACCTGTGGATGCTAACATCTCTATCAACGCCCGATCACGAATATCCGTACATGCTATACGCATACGTTCCATTTCATCAGCTGTAAACGCCTTCTTCTTTTTCTTTGTTACTTTGATTTTCTTAATTTTTCGAGTTGGATCTTTGTCAATGTACTCCTCATCAGCCAGCCAACTAAAAAACGAGGATATTGCTGATCGCTTATTGTTTAATGATAAATTCGATATGCCTCTGCTTTGCTTATACGCATATAGAAATCCCCTAATATCGGTTGCATCTATGTCTTTTGCTTCTTTGGCAGTGAAATAATCTACAAACTGTGTTAGATGTAAATTATACTGTTCAATCGTTCTGTTGGATTTATTTTCTACAATCAGCGTTGCAAGGAACGTATCTTTTAGCTTCCTTAAACTGTCATTGTATTCCGTCAATTCCGTCGATTCTTTCTTAATCTGTACATCTCGGAACTCTTCTACCAACACATTTTCAAGATAATCTAGCTCTTTTTTCTTGATTCTATTGCCCATTTTGATTAGCACGTTACTTATAATTCTGTCACGCATAATACTTTCTCCTTTGTGTGTTATGTGTGCATTATACTCTTTTCCGCTGCGGAGGATTCGTAGACTTCCGCAGCTAAATTCTGATTATGATACAATCATAGTAGGCGCTTCTGTTACAACAACAAGCCAAGTAATTAATCATTATAATAACCGAAAACTAAGTGATTACAAATTTATCGTATTTGCGTTCGGTGCTAGTGATGATGATATTCGTAGCATTGTAACTGTTCCAAGAACCATTTTCGAAAAAATAGGAAAATCCTATAATTTCGTGGCTCATGGTTCGGATGACAGCACGATATCTATAGTGTCTTTTACATATGCAAGCGATACATCTATGGCTGTAAAATTGTCTGCTGATCACGGAGTTAAATATATCAGAGTTTTTGGACTTAAATGATAATTATTATTTAAGTAAAAGACATCCATTTATATTTATCCAGGAATCTTTTGGAATTGTACATCCGTTAGGAACTACAATTCTTAATCCATACTCATTGTGGTAAACACAACTAACATCTCGTGGATCGGTTCCGTCTACAAATATATTGCATGGACACCAACCAGTAATTTCTGTTACTGGTTTGTCCACGAAATTGCATAAATTATACCAATTTGCTGGCATTGCTAAAGAATTTTTTATTCGTGCCCAAAAAACGAATATTTTTCCGATTTTATTTCCACTGGAAGAAAATGTTTCTGGATAGAAATAACTTCCTTGATAACTTGCTCCACATTGCTTTGATCCTGCTATCTCAGAATTTAGCTGCGCAATTGAGCTGTGCGCATCAGCAATCCCTTGCTCCATATGATTAAAATTTTCCGCACTAAGCGGTGTGCTTCCTTTTACCCATGTTTTCTTTGTGTATGCCATTTTTATCTCCTTTCATTTAACAGCAATAAATCTGATCTTCGCTGTTACTGCAGCAATAAATCATCTGCCCTTTTACAAGCTCCGCTGTTACATATTTTGTTGTTCCATCTGCTTTTGTGACAGTTAATGTTGTACCACTAGCAGATATATTTACGATTGCTTTATTCATATCTGTCTGCTTCGCTGCATAAGATTTTATTTTGTTCCAGAGCTTTAACACACCGGTTTCGTCCAAAAAATTTGCCATATCAAGCACCTGCCTTTATGTAAGATTTGTATCCATCCAGGTATTTGTGATCGTTGATATACTAAAAATTTCGCCTAATGGATCCCATGCACTGCCATTCCATGCTACATTCATACCAGCACCGCCGTATGTACTAGCAGTTTCGATGTTATAAACATCGCCAACACGTTGTCCTGTTGTCGGCAATTTGTCTGTAGATGCGACAGAACCACAATACTTGTACATATTTGTGATTTCTGATTTTGTAGCATATGTACTCTGGATAGACGAATACGCCGGATATGCATCTAGTTTCTTTTTATCTGTCGTGCTCATAAGTCCATGCGCAGATTGTGTTGCATCTGCATAAGTTGTATTATTATCAGAGCCCCAAACAGCTGTACCATCTGCTCCCCATCTTAGAATCTGTCCAGAACTTCCACCACTTGGAATATGCTTGTTACCAGAAGATGTAGGATGGACATATTTATTTGCACCATCCACGATCCCTGCGAGCTTTGTTTTTTCTGCTGTTGTATAGTCATTCGTAGACAGCCCCTTACCATCTACTTTATCAACTTTGTTTTTTATCGCATCTGTAATCTTTGCTTTAATCTTCTGCCAGAGATATAAGACCCCATCAGAATCAAGATAATTTTTATCTGCCATTTTCCCTCCTGTTTTAATTTAATAATCCTTCTAGTGTTTCATTTGTGATAGGTTCCATGTTGTTCCCTGATATGTTGTACATTTCTGTACGGACTTCGTTTATTTTTGTTTCTAGATTTTGTGACGATTGCACTTGTTTGTCTGTCAATGTACTGATTGTTCTTCCTAGTGTAATCTTATTGTTTGCTGGGTTCTCTAAATCCAATTCATATTTACTTACAAGATAATAAGTGTCTGGATTTCCAAACGTACTCATAATTCCATGCTGCGTTGATACGCAAGGAACCAGATCACCCAGCCTGATCGAATTAATATCAATATCTACCATATGCAGATCTACTGCTGTCAACTCAATCGTAATTGCAAGGTTAATACATTTTTGCAAATATTTCTTTGATTCAGCTAGCAGCGTGTCTGGATCAGAAATTTCCGGAAAATCAACCTTATCATAGATCCATCCATATAGATCTACGGCATCCTGGCTATATACATAATCCGTTCCGTTATGACCATTTGCCGCTTTAATATCGACATTTTTATTATCAACAACTGCTCCCAGCGGGATGATTGCTGTTTTAATATCTTCTGCCTTCGAATACTTCTTTAAATCAAGCAGATTCTCTCCAAAACGGATCACTTGATTACTTACTTTCCCATATCGCTTTACGTAGTCAAGATATCTGATTCCGTTTTCATGCCTTACTCGAAGATAGCCGTCGTATTTACCTAAAAAATTAGAACCAAGAAAATCCCATGTCTTTTCATAGTTCGTAGACAATTTTGTAATGGTTACGCTATCTATATCGATTACTCCAATTGTAAAACGTTTTGCTTCTTCTACCTGCGCGTTATGTTCTTCAATCAATCTCTTGAATATTTCAATATTCGTATCTGCCTGACCTATTTCTGTTGTTTCAGTACCATAATCATGCGCACGTTGTACTGAATCTAACAAAAAAGCAAGCTCCCCTTCACATGAAATCTGCCCTGTGTTTTGAAAATCTTTTTCATCCGTTAAACTTCTTCCGGAAAATAACAGCTCATCATCTTCATAAACATTGATTTGAGATTTTAATTTATTGATATCATTCACATGCGGATGTGTTTGCATCATCCCAAAATCAAGATTTCCCGTTTTATTTAATTCCAATGATATCTTAGGAGTTAATACCTGATAATCCGGATCGCGGACATTATGCAGTGTTTTCCCATCACATAGTATCTTGTACATTTATAAACTACCTCCTCGATAATCGACAGAAACTGTCCCATTTCCTGTAAACGTTAAAAGGTTATCCCCTTCTGATAACCAGATATCGAACACTTTACTTTTGCCCTTTGGAAGATCATAAGTGGCCCCGTTATATGTAACCTGCATCGGTGTATCACATTCGATCACAGGGATCACTCTCTTTCTTCTTCCATAAATATTTAGCTCGTATTTTCCAGAAACTTTGATGCCTCCATATTCACGGATAATATCAGTTTCAAAATTAAAATCATCCCATAACCAATCTTCCAGAGACGAAGCAACTTCATACTTATATGGATCAACTTCTCCGGACATTACAAGCTTTCCATTTATACGATCTGTCTTTTCGACATCAATCGTAAGTCGGCCAATGTAATAAAAAGATGGATCAGTATCGAGTATGATCTTCATTTTCTTACCAACCAGGTAATTTGCAATGTCCGATACAATAGATCCCCATTCAAAAAAGTCTTCGTCCGGAGTTTCAAATTCTAAGGAAAGACTACGATTCTTGTACTTCACATCTCCGCCAGTAACCGCTTCAGTGATATCCAGTGTCCCATCTGCTCCTTGAATATCCAGTTCATATGTTTTTGGTTCCGGAAAACCAAGAGTGATCGCAGTCCATCCAAGATTCCAATCCTTTAAGGTATGTTTTTCTCCGATCGTGACTCCTAATGTTCCTGGCATACTATACACCTCCTCTTGATTTTCGTGTTGCTCTTGTACTTAATTCTGTGTCCATGTAAGGAGCGATTACTCTTGTAATCTCTCGACCATCTACAATCACAGGCACCTCAATTCGTTCTGGTCCAGTATAGACTACTGATTCTGATCCATTAGCTGAATCTGTTTGCATAACTGGCTGCATTCTTGTTGTGATCGTCTGCATCTGCAGATTGATCGCATCCTGCATCCTTGACTGAATATCTTGAACGTTCAACTTCGCTTTTGCAAATTTCTGTGCCATGTTCTGAGAAATCGTTCCCATTTGTTTATACAGATTTGGAGCTTCTTTTTCATGCCCTTTGATCGCTCCCTGAATATCATAGGAACCAATCTCTGTAAATTCTCGAGACGGGGAATGAATCTTAAGTGTCTTTTTGGCCGTCTTAATAATATTCTGGCAGATTTTCTTCATGGATTTGCTGAGGTTTCTGGTTTCGCTTTCCATACCTGCAGTTAACCCTTTGGCGATATTAACTCCTGCCTGTTTCATCTCTTTCTGCAGATCATCTGTGACTGTTTTCATTTCAGATTCATAATTTGCTTGAAGTTTTGCAAGATCATCTCCAAAGAAGTTTTCAGAAAATGTTTTTGACATGCTCTGTTGCTGATTCCACTTATTAATATAAGCCTGCTGTTCAGCTTCTGACATATGCTGAAACCATGCCATATAAGCATTTCCTGCATCAATATCCATTCCGAGAATCTTTTCCATCATAGACTCAGGAATCTTGTTTTCTAGCAACTTCAAGTTCTTCTGATACTTTTCAATATCCATGATATTCTGATCAAGGTTATAGATATTTCCCCAAGATTGCTGTTTATCAGTTAAACTGTCCATCTTACTCTTGATGTTGTTATACGCTTCCTGGTATTCATCTGACAGTTCCTGTAGTTTTTCCTGTGCAATCTTATTTAATCGATCAGCTTCTTTCTCAAATGCATCATTGTATGCCGCTGCCGTTTTTTCTCCCGCAATTTTTAATTGCTTTTCTTCTGCAGCATTCTGCTTCTTTAACTTTTTCAGCTGTTTTTTTAATTTTGCTTTTTTCTTTTTATTTTTTGTCTTACTGATCTTATCTTGAAAATTTTTCTCTGCTGTATCGTGCTTCGAAGAAACTTTACTTGTCTGCTGATCAATGATTTCTTGTACAGTTTCTGATGATCTTGACTTGGCCGTGTTGAGTGCTTCGGATATACCAGACACAAGGTTGTTTCCGATGTCGGAATAATTTCCTTTTTTCGATGCACTCTTAGCTGCAGATAACGCTTCATTTACAGCTAGATTCATTTCTGCATTGAGTTCTGTCTGTCCTTCTCTGACACCCTTTGCTACACCTTTTGGAATATTCTTACCGATCGCATCTTCATATACACGAGATGGAGAATGGATTCCTAAGGCTGTTGCTGTAGCTTCTACCGATGCGTTAGCCATCTCTCCAGAAGCATCTTCCACATCCTTCGTATACTTTCTGATACCTGCTGCCATTCCTAACGGCATCCATTTTCCTACGTCACTTTCCATGACACGGGATGGTGAATGAATCTTACCTTCTGCTTTTGCGGCTGCAACTGCTGCTCTTACTGCTTCTCTTGCGGCTGATGATACAGCACCAGAGTTTGATCTGATACCAGATGCTAATCCAAGAGATAAATTACCACCAACAGATACAAAAGACGATTTCTGTGCACTTGCTCCGGAAGAACCTGCTTTAGATACTTTTGAACCTGCAGATTTTGATGTTCCAGATTTTGATGTAATCCCTTTGGAAAATTCCGATGTCATCTTTCCGCCGGCTGTTTTTGCTTTTCCTGAACCGGAAGCAAGCCCTGTTGCGGTTGTTTTGCTTATTTTATCTGCAGCTGATTTTGCTTTACCAGATCCTTTTGAAAAAGAAGATAAATAACTATTAAACGATTGAACTCCGGCACTTGAATTATTCGTAGCAGTAATCTTACTTGCTTTTTTGATTGCTGTGCTATTTTTCTTAACTGTAGTAGCTGCTTTTCCTGTTTTGGTTGCAATAGCATCAAACGAGCTTGCTGCAGCTGAATTATCTACCTTGCCGATTTTTAAACTATTTTTTATCTTTGTTGCCTGGCTTTTTGTCTTTTGCGCTGTACTATCAATAGCTTTTGTAAGACCAAATGCATTCTGATCTCCGGATAAGTCTATCTTTGTTAGTTCTTTGATTGCATCTTGAACTGGCGTCTTTCCTTGTGCAACTTTCATTGCAAGTTCTGTTGGAATCTTAGACCCATCAATTCCTGCTTTTGTTATTGCTTCCTGGAAAGAAATCATACGACTCAATGCGGCTGCTGCTTCCCTTGGCTTTCCACTACCAGATGTGATTGCATTTGCTAAATAGTCCGGTACCTGTATACCACCTTGCTGTGCCTTAGCTTTCAGATCTTCGAACGTGACAAGATTTTTTACTGCCTGCACAGACGTAGGAACCGCATATTGTCCAGAACTAATTCCCTGTGCTACACTATCAGGAACTTTAACACCTGCATCCTTTGCTTTTTGAATCAGATCAGTCCAATTGATCGCATTCTGCATCTGTTTTGCAGCACTCTTAAATGATATGGATCCATCAGAAATTCCTTTTGACAGATACTGTGGAATTTTCATTCCCTGTTCCTGCATCTTGGCCAACTGATCGGAATTAACCAGATCATCTAATTTGATCAAGCTCTTTAATTCATTTCCGGAAGTTGGATTTGCATAAACACCCTGTTTGATTCCCTCTCCAACAGATTTTGGAATATCGCTCGCTTTAATCTTTGCCTGTTTGGCCAGATCATCCAATGATTTTAGATACTCTGTATAATTTGTCTGAGCCGTATATTTATCTGTGTATGCGGTCAGTTCTTTTTGTGCTGCATTTAAGTTTTTACCGCTCTGCTCAACAGCCTTATTGGCTGTCATCATTGCATCATAGTATTTTGTCAGATCATTAGAAGCTTTCTTATACTCATCACTGCTTGTTGTTATCTTTCCTTGGTTTACCTTTGCAGTAACCTGATTCATTTTTTCAACAGCGGCATTATATTTGTTTGTTGCTTCTGTTTTTTTCTTAATGGCATTTTCATTTTCAATGTCAGCTTTGGCTACTTTGGATGCTGCACTTTCCATCCCTTTCTGGTAAGCCTTGGCCATTGCCTGTTCTTTCAATGCTGCGATGTTTTTCTTGATCGCAGAAGTAGACTTATTCAGTTTATCTGCTTCTTTGTCATACTCAAGATTCAGCCCTGGTAATAATTCATTTAATTGTTTAACTACACTGACAATCTGTGCTTTTGTCCCAGCGCTCTTATGCTCAACATTCATCAGTTTTGTTAATCTCTGATACAGCTGATCTGCCTGAACACCATTTGCACGTGTAGAATCTACATTTTTCTGATTTTCTTTATGTAAGCTCTTGATCGATGCCGCCATCTCTTCTTGTTTCTTTTTCAGTTTTGTGCAAGAAGAATAGTATCGATCTGCTTCTGTAACTGCTTTTTTCTGTGTCAGTGTGTATGCTGCGACTCCTGCTACTAAAGCACCTACTGCAACAACTCCTAAACCTACTGGACCGCCAAGTGCTGTACACGCCGCATTAAAAGTTCCTGTTGCTGCTGTTGCAAGAGAAATCTTACCTGTAAAGATTCCAACGACTGTCTGCAGTGCAGTCAAACCACCCTGTTGTGCCACTAAGGTGATTGCATTTGCCTGCTCCATTGTTTTTAAGGCACTAAAAGCTGTAGTTAATGCTGTAACTCCTTTAGATGCAGTGTTGAAAACTTTAACTCCGGCCCAGGCCCCCATGAATGATGTCGCAAGCGGAATAACTGCGCCCATGTTGTCCCCAAGCAGTTTTGTAGAAACGGCCAATACTTTTACTCCACCTTTGCCGGCTACCATAGCCACTTTTCCAAGATTTTCAACAGTATTTATCGCTTCCTTCGGAACAATCTCTTTTATTCCACCTTTTTTCAATTTGTTAGATAAAATCCTTAACTGTGCTGTTCCAACACCGACAGCCTTTGTTAGCGGCGTTTTGATATCTTCATAAATGCCGATTCCAACAGACTCTGCTACTGATCCGAGGTCGTACAATGCTCCTTGCAGATTGTTGTTCATAACATCGGCCTGTTTCTTTGCTGCGCCAGAAGAATTATCAATCGCCTTTTGTAATTTGTTGAAATCAGAATCAGATGCATTAACGATTGCCAACAGACCTGACATCGCTTCCTGTCCTGCGATGCTTGAAGCATAAGAAGCTTTCTGGCTTTCTGTTAATCCAGAAAATTTTTCTCTCAATTCTGCCATCGTTTCACGAAGTGGCTTCATTGATCCATCAGCTTTTGTTGTACTGATACCAAGCGCATTTAATGCTGTAGCTGCATCTTTCGGAGGTTTGACAAGTCGCGTAATGATAGATCTCAGAGATGTACCTGCTTGGCTTCCTTTGATTCCGGCATTCGCCATCAGTCCAATTGCTGTAGCTGTATCTTCGATACTATATTTCATGGATCCGGCCAATGGTGCAACATACTTAAAGGTTTCTCCCATCATTGCAACATTGGTGTTAGAACTACTCGATGCTTTCGCTAGTACGTCTGCAAAATGTCCAGAATCCTTTGCTTTCAATCCCAAAGCGGTCATTGAATCTGTTACAATGTCGGATACTGTTCCAAGGTCTTCTCCGGAAGCTGCAGCTAAATTCATAACACCAGACAATCCAGAAACCATCTGGTTTGTTTTCCATCCGGCCATAGCCATGTATTTAAGTGCTGTGGCAGATTCTGTAGCAGAAAACTTTGTTGTAGCTCCCATCTGCTTTGCTTTTGCAGATAGCTTTTCCAGGTCTTTTCCAGATGCTCCGGAGATTGCCTGGACCTCACTCATTCCTGCTTCAAAGGACTTACCTACATCGATCGTCTTTTTTGCGGCCGCAACAGATGCAACTCCAATTACTGCTGCAGATTTTTTCATCAGCCCGGCCATCTTTGATGTTGCGCTCTCTGTACTTGCTACTGTACTTTGATTAGATTCTTCCCAAGACTTTTTTGCGCCATCTGCACTTTCTTTTGCAGTATCCTTTACCTTTTTATGAGACTGCTGCATCTTCGTAGATGCGGATTCTGTTCCTTTTGCTGCTGAATCAGCTCCTTGTTTGGCTGCCTGTCCTGCTTTCGATGCTGAATCTTTTGCACTTTTTTCTACTTGCTTTCCAGTTTTCTCTGCTGACTTAGCAACTTCTTCTACACTCTTTTGCGCCTGATCAGAAGCTTTATCTATCTCCTGTGCTGTACTCTTAGAAGAAGACTCAACTTCTTTCTTAAGATCGTTTAATCCTTTTTCTGCACCAGAATTATCCAGTTTGGTTTCTATTGTAACTGTACCATCTGCCATGTCTTCACCTCGTCAAATACCTATATACCTAAAAATCTAAAGTTTCTAAGCTATTTGACGTCCTGGGTGCTCAACCTGCAGATCCAAGCTCTCGCCTGTTCGCTTCTCTTATCACAATATTCCTGACAGATCACCGCCATTTAGCAGTATCTGCGTTATCTCATCCTGTCTCTTCTTTTCTTCTTTGCTTATCTCATCCGGAAGTGCATAGATCTTTTGCATCTCCCTTATCCTTTTTCTTTGCTCTTTATCAAAATTCTTTAATTCTGCACTTCGATATCCTATAATCTCACAAATCTTACAATCATCATGCAATGCACTAAACAATGACATAAACTTCCACCAATGCAAAAAATCAACCTCAAACAGATCTATCTTATAATTCTGCATAAACCCTGCATTGATATAATCAAAATCATGTTCAAAGCTGATCACTTTTTTCTTTGTTTTTGTTTTTGATTGTTTATCTTCCTTACCACAGGAATAAAACCACAGCATTTTTTCCATAGCTTCTTCCAGATCATCCGGAACATTATCTCTATAAAAGAGTTTTAGTGTATCATAATATTTTGCATTTTGAATCGCATCTTTTTCTTCAATATCGATTTCTTTCATCATTTCTTCTGCAAACTTCTTTTGATCATCTGTAACTTCTTTTCCAAAGATAATCTCTTCCACATTCATAATTGTTCTGAAATCAGCATCAATCTTATATGTTTTACTCCCGATATCTACTGACACCGGGAGTTCTCTTCTGATCATTCAGCTCCAATCATCTTGTGCAGATCGTTGACTCTCTTTGTATGACCAGCTAACTGTGAATCTCTGATAGAATAAAGCTTCTTAATTGCTTTCGTTCTTTCTGTCAGATCATGTTTTGATGTAAAGATTTCATCAGCGGTGCCATTTCCAAATACCTCGTCAAAAAACTCACTTATGATTTCTGACTCATACGCCACGCCCTCTGCCTTGATTTTTCCATCTTCTGCATTCTTCTCCTCGTACTCACCAAGTTTCTTCCACATTTCCTTTCCTGCATCACTAAATTTTTTCATCATGTCCGCATCCAGGAAATTAAATGCGAGCTTCTTTCCATTCCAAATAAACATATATCTTACTCCTTAATTCCAATTTCAAGCTTCGCTTTCGTTTACTCCGTTGCTGAATCCGGTGTAAATGTCTTTGCCTTTGTATCAAATTTACCCATAACAGGATCTCCTTTGTCGTGAAGTGTTCCCTCAACCTGTAATTCTCCGTCATTATCAGAGAAACTTGAAATTTCAGCAGCTACAGTAAACATACGTGCTTTGAATACTGTTCCAGTTGTATCTCCATCTGCTTTTTCATCCAGATCAACGCGAACAAATTCACGTTCTGCATCTGCTCCTGTTTTTCTCTCTTTACCAATACTGACCAGATCTTTAATGACCTTTTCACTTGGAATCTGATCGGCTGTAAATCCGTGCTCACCTTCATAACTTGTAATGCTTGATGTGGATGATTTATCATTGATATATTTTTTACTTGTTGTCTGTGCTCCTGGATCTTCATTTAATTCTGTAAAACCTGTTCCCATAAGTTCGAAGTTTTCTCCTACTTTTAAGTAAGAGGCTTCCTGGTAACGCTGTTTTACTGTCTTACTTGCTGTTTCTGACATGTTATATTCCTCCTAATTTTTGATAATAAATTAATTGGCACTGAATCTGGTACTGTGCTTTTGTTGCATCTGCGTTATACACATAACCATTTGTCAGTGCCTGTATTTTAATTGCTCTTTTTCCTTTATCCATTTCCGGAAGTTCTTGATTGATCGTGCATCGTTCTAACCAATCTGAAAATTCTTCATAAAACTCCGCTATGTCAATATTTTCTGCCACATCTGCACCGAAGTATTCACGGCTTGCCAGAACAAAATTAAAACAACGTTCTGTATCGCCGTTGATATATCTTTTTTTAATCGGTTGGGATGTAACAGATGCCTCGACCGCATAGCTTTTCGTATCCTCTGGAAGATGTTCAACTCCAACTAGATCATCAAATGTTGATAGTCCTGGATAATCCTGAATAAAGGCTCTTACACTTGCGATCACACTCATTCGGCTTTTCCTCCTACATAATCTGCAACAGACTGAACGATCTGATCTCCGTTATCTGCCCAACACCGCTTATCCCATTCTTTTCCACGCAATCCTTTTCCTTTATTTTCGTGATACTGCCTTTGAGCATAAGGTGTTATGTACTGAACAGAATCTTCATTCTCGATTGCTGTGTTTTTTAATGGACCATTTAAAAACGGAACATAAGGATCCATCTTCCTTCGTAGTTCTCCTGTAAAGAATCTTTGTGCTGGTCCATTCGTCCGTAATCCTCGTGTGACCAAAATCTGACTTGGTGAAAGTTCTATCTTCACTCTAGTTGCCATCTTAAGCACCTCCGATCTTCCAATGCTGCAAGTTTCCTCTTCGGTTATCAGAAAAAGACAATATCTTTCCTGTGTACTGCTGTTTTAAAAATTCTGATTCTTTCTCAAAATCATCTAACAATCCTTTTCCAAACAGATCCCCGTTGTTGATTGTCCAATACTTTTCTGCTTCTTCTGCAGATAATTCCCGATACTTGTCTGCATCGATATATTGCTTTCCTTGTGTATCGGCTGATAATGGGATGCGAATCTGATACAGATCAGCAGATTTAAGGCCCTGATCAGATACGTTTGTTACCTGTTTTGTGTAGAAACTAACACCTCTGATATGAGTCTTTAAGTAAACAGTCCGTGCTGTCTTTTTATTTACACCACGCTTGTTATAGATCGTGAGGTCTGCATTTGTCATCATATGGCCCGCACCCCCTGTACAAGAGTCCTGTATGTGCAAGATAAGGATACGCCGCTTTCTTACAACGATGCTCTACTGTTCCTGTTGTTTTGCTCTGACTCGTCACAAAACTTACACTGTATCCATCGTTGTTCTCACTTGCGATCTCCCTTCCTGCATCATCTTTTCTCATTCTATCCTGATACATTACATCTGCCACTGCACATGTGGCCAAGCTTACTTCTTCTGGAATTTCTGTCATATCATCGACTCTGGAAAATGTAAGAAACTTCACAAAGATACTCGCCTTTAAGACCATACTAGGGAAAGCTTTCTCCGGTATGATCTCGCCATGAAATGTATTTTTATAAAAATCCCTGTCTGCATATTCCACCATACCGGATCACCGCCTACCCTCTGGAAATGATTCTTGCAATTGGAATTGCTTTATGATCGATTACTTTCTTATCTTGACCAGTTTTTCCGTTGTTGACAAGTTCCCAGTTAGATCCATCTGCAAGTTCTGCGTCTGTTGGCGAATTTGTAGCCTGTTTTTTCTTTGTATAAGAAATTCCATATGGGGCAAATACTTTTCTCTGTCTCATAAACAATGTATCCTCCCCACCATTTTTCATTGGATTACGATACATTTCATATGGGACTTTTGCACCAATGTCTTCGTAATCAAATGCTCCATCTCCTAATGCGAAGGTTGTATATTTCGTATAAGCTTCCTGTGCCGCAACATAACCAGACTCTCCTTTTGTTCCGCTTTCTTCTACTGCAGCAACTTCTTCCGTTGGCATAGAGTCATCGATCAGAACTAAACGGCCATTCCATGTTGCAAGTGTTAACTGTCGTTCAATACCATTTGAATCAGTCTGAGTCATATATTTTAACAGCTTCAAATTTTCAAGATTTGTTGCAACTGCACTGTGCATGATCGCAATTGTGAATTTGGATTTATTATCCCCTGATGCTCTCTGTAAAGCTGTATTTAAAGTATCTGCCTGTACAACATTTTTAACATTCCCATCCTTATCTGTTGCAGTAACTTCTGTAATATCAGAAGTATGATTATCCACGAAAGTCTTGTTTTCTTTTCCTGTCATTGCAAAGATACCTTCCAGTTCTTTCACAATGGTCAACTGGTCAAGATCGGCTTTATAGTCATTCACCTGTGCTGCAACATTATCCATAAAGCTTACACCGCCTGTAATGTCTTCGGAAAAGTCTCGTTCTGTCCATCCTTTCATACGTCCAACTACAACAACACCTCTTTCGAATGTATCTGTGCTGTCCGATGTAAGATCGGTCTCGCCATCATAATTCTGTGCAGTTCCACCAATTAAACCATGCATTGGTAAAGTTGCATATGATGTTCCTGTCTGAGAACTGAACGTATTTTTAATATCCTGATTACCTTTTAAGGCTCTGGACTTGATCAGCTCGTTCTTTTTTAAATTTGGAATCCTCTCTGTGTAGGCACCGAATGCCTGAGGATTGAATGATTTAGAATCAAATTTTTCTCCTGCCATTTTTTACTCCTTTATTTAAATCTCTGCTCCGGGATTCTGTTCCATATAGTCACAGAGTTCCGAATATGTCATTTCACTTGGTTTCTTTCCACCAATACCGCCAGAACCACCATTTGTTCCTTTAACGATCGTTGGTGCAGGTTCATCACTTTCGAACAAAAAGCCGTTTTCTTCCTTGATCTGTGACAGCTGTTCGTCTAAACCGATAATTTTTCCATCGTTTAGTTTCAGTCCATCCATATCAAGTAACGCTTTGACCGCTTTGCTGTTTCTAGCTTTCGCTCCTGTCAATGCTGCAGTTAATGCATAATCAAATTTCATTTCTGAGATCTGTGCATCTGCATCACTCTTTGCTTTCTCAGCTTTTGTTTTCCAATCATCTGCCGCCTGCTTGATGCCGTCAATGTCCATGTCTTTAAACTTCTGAATCTCTGCATTTGCATCGTTTACCTGAGTTTCAAGACTTTCTGCTTTTAGCTTATAACTGTCTCGCTCCTGAGTGATTTTCTCTGCTTTTTTCTGTTCTGCAGCGATATCTTTTCCGTTTTCAGCCATGATCTTATCGATCACTTCCTGGGAAAGATTTAAACCTTTTAAAAAATCTGTTTTCATGTTGCTCGTTCTCCTTTCGTATTAGGTTGTTTTAGGCGTGTAACCGACCGCCACGAACCGACTGTTTAAGGTCTGATCAGCTGACCAATGTTGTTTCTTTGCATAAAAATAACACCCAGATCTCTCTGCGTGTCTTCTGCAGCTTAACCCTGCTGCCGGGAGATATTTGGATCACCGTCCTTTCTATTCTGTTGACTTCATGCTGCACTGCTCCTTTCTTAAAATTTCGTATAAAAATACCACCTGATATTGATCAGATGGTACATATTTATAGACCTGGCGTTATATCCTTGATTCCTTTCACGGCATTATATACTTTTTTCATCATTGAATTTTCCTGTAAATACTCAAGACCTTTTAATGTAATTCTAACATCACTTGCATTGATCCTTGTTGCTCCTGTGATATCACGTTTCATACTTACACCCTTGATATATCCGACATCAACCATCATCTCTATATATCGTGCCCAGCGTTCTTTGGAAACCCCTAAGGCTTCCGGCCCAACATCGTTGATATCAAATTCTGGATAATCCATTGCTTTTTCCAATGCTGATAAGATTTTATATACAGCTTTAAAGTTATCCATTGTTCTCACCTTTCGCTTTTTCTACTTTATCTTTTATCAACTGATACCATCCATTGTTTTCGTTATCAAAATATGGGCAGTTATAATCTTTGGCCTTTAAGTGTTTGTTTGGTATCTTCCCGTATACTTTGCATAAAGTTTCATAACCTTTTTCATCAAAATCTGCTTTTCTGCATGCATGGCATATTGGTATAGGACTTGTCACTTTTGCCATTCCAGGAAAGTCATCAAAACTCGGACCTATTTCTATTTCTTGTTTCACACCATTTTCATCATAATAATATCCTATTCCACTCATAAAACAGCCTCCGCTTTGATATAGTATCTGTCCTTTTCTTTATTTACACTTTTTATTTTATACTGAAAGCCTCGTTTAAACAACACTTCTTCTTGATTTTTGTATTTTTCAGTTGCGACATCTTTTATATATAAACAGCCTTTATACCCTTTAGGGATCTCAATTTCAAGATGAACATTTCTACCCTGATACATTATGTCATGAAAAGATGTAGATGTATAACCTTTATTCGTTAAGGTCATTCCATTCATTCTTTTTATATCCTCTTCGGAATATTGAAAACCTTTTGGAAATGCATTTAAATATTCTGGAATCGTATCACGATGAACTACCATTTTGTGTTCTACAGTACCTTTACTTAATGCAGAATCCAACAGGTCCATAAATCCTTTTTCCTGATCAATTCTTTGCTGTTTTCCAGAATATATTGCACTGTTCACTCGGTTTGCTGCATTACCAGTATATCGCCAGATCGCTTTCTTTTCTTCGTTCGTCAGTTTCTCTAACTGTTTAGACATTTGATTCTTAAAGGTATTCTTTCGATCTTGCCATACAGCCTTCTGTGCAACGCTCCGATTGAATCCAACGATATCTCCTGCTTTGTTCTTCACCGCATGGATCTGAGCTCTGGCAGACTCATATCGCCTTCCTGTTTCTTTGCAGAAAGCTTTTAATGCTGCTTCCTGTTTCTTTAATCTCACAGATTCTTCATTAAACCGATTCTGTAAAGTATTTTTTAAGGTATCATCTTTCGCTTCATTGATCGCTGAATTATATCCAGCAAGTTTTCTCTTTGTCTCTCTGATCTGTCGTTCATGCCCTCTCTGCATTTGACTTGCTTCATATTCAGTAAATTGCTTTCCGTTGTATTCTACATTCTTTGCAGAATAATCATCCAACATCTCTTGTGTATAAGATGGTGTTGATATTCCAGGAAAACACGCATGAAAGTTATGTCGGCAATTCCAACCACATAAACCTGGCCCTGTTCCATATCCTGTCGCTTCATAGAAGTTTTCATACTTCGGATCAGTCCCAGATAAACAAAAGACCTTCCCTTGCCATACGGCATGTTCTGGTCTTGCTCCTTCATGTGCAGTTGTTTCAACATAATCACAGTCTTGATCTGCTGCGTATTGCAAATTAATTTCTGCTGCCGTCTGATTGACCCCTGTAAGCACTGCTCTTCGTACTGCGACATCTAATTTATCAATATGCTGTGATGGATATAAAACTTCTGTTCCTTGCACTGCTGCCTCTTTGATTGCATCCGCAATCGCTTTGTCATAACTGAATGCTCCAGAACTAACTTTCATCTGTGCTCTATTACAAGCTTGTATGTAAGCTGACTGTGATCTTACTGCGGTTGTCATCGTGAGATTATCAAGTTCCTGGCATGTTTTTCTGATATTTGCTTGCAAGATTCTCTGCATTCCATTGGACTGATTTAACTTAATATCTTCTTTGCCTGCCTGTTTGTAATATACAGCCTCATTCTTTAAATTCCTAACACCTGCTTCTTCATACATTCTCTGAACTTCATGCTTTTGATATCCAGATACCTGACTTACTCGCTTGATCGTATCTTTATAAACAAGACCTGCATTCTGTAAAACTTCAGCCTGATGTTTTGTTGACTCTGATACATTTCCCATCTTTACGATTCTTTTTGCCATATCAGATATGATCGCTATTGTCAGAGTGTCAATAATGCCAAGTAACTGATCAGAGAAGCGTTCCAAATACTTCGGATCAAGCATCTATGATCACCTACTCTTCCTGGATATTGAAGCGATCATCCTGTGCCGGCATCATTTTCAACGCCTCTTCTTCAGATACTCCATACTTTGCCGCAATGTATATTTCTTTCCGGATCAGTCCTGCTGTTGCATCCTGCTGCATACTCTGCAGTTCCTGTTCTTTGTCTATCACAATGGAGTCATCCCAATCAAAACTAATCTCGTATTTCTTTCCGCCATTCAGATTGGCAAGTTGTGCGATCACATCCATTGCATAAACTAACTGCTCTAATGCTTTTTGCAGAGCTTTCTGAATATCAGATACAGTGCTGTATGATCGCTGTTTACTTGCCTTAATTTCTTCTGCAGTCTTATCGACTGTGTTTGGATCACTTAATGTTCCATAGGCGAGACCTACGTTAAACTCAATCCTGCGAAGAATTGTATTGAATCCATTGATAAGACTTTCGTCACGGATTGGCGGTGCAAACACTTTATACTGGTCGTGATCTTCGTCAAAGTCCATCATCCGAAAGAGTCTTTCTTTTCCTTTTGGAAGATCAAATTCTCCGTTTTCTTTACGTTTAAATAGCCCAATGTCTGCATCGATTGCCAGTTCAGATCCCTCATATTCCCATAAGATTCTCGTCCATTGATAATCAGCTTCTTTGATATCATCGATTGCTCTGGAATACACAGATACTCCCAACGGAGATGAATCATCGACATTATTTGCATTTGGTATCTTGAAGTATGCGAATAACGGCTTTTTCACGTTTAAGATCGTGACAGCTTCTTCCAGATTTGCCCACTCTGGTACAGCACTAAGCGGTACTTCTTTTCCCAATACCTCAACATTATCAAGATCCTGTCTTACAAAAGCCTTATTCATAATGTGATATGTAGTGTTCTCATCATGCTGATGGTATTCCAATCTTGTATATACCTGTTTCCCGATCGTTACAGTTTCCATAAAGACCGCTGCGATAACTTCCCCTCTGGAATTAAATTTTGTTGGGAAAAAGTGATCAGCTTGAACCATGTCAACTTCTATATGCCCATCAGATACATAAGGTTTCATTGCAAGTCCACCTTTTGCACAGGCATATTCCGCATACGTTCGTATGTTATCAGTCACAGTTTGGTATTCATCATTGAGAAACTTATTCCCTGTAATCTCTGTTTTTAATTCCAGTGTAACAAGCCTTGCAAATTCTCCAGCAATAGCTGCAGGTAACCCACAAAGCTTCAGCTCTTTTCTTTTCCAAGGCGGTTGATTTTTATACATCTTCGACCAGAGATCAATTTCTCTTGCCATCTTATCCGATACGGCAACATCAACTCCGATCGCATCCCTGATATTTTCTTTTCCAAGCATTTTTCTTATCACCTGCCTTATTCGCTCAATAATTTCTTTTATCATTTAATCAACTCCATTTTCGTTCACGTCTTACGATCGTGTAAGCAAAATATCTCACTGCATCCATACAATGATCATGCTGCTTCACTGGTTTATCTTCTCCACGTTCCAATGCCTTGTCATCCCAGATATAAGAACCGAACTCTTTGATTGTTTCTTTACAACATTCAGAGAACTGTAATACACTTAGATTTAACAGATTTCCGACAAATCGAATACCATCAAGTACATCATTCTTTGCTTTCTTAACCTTAAATCCTCGTTTCTTAAGTTCTGCGATAAAGGATGCGGCTGCCGGATCGACAATGATTGATTCAACATTGATTCCTTTCAGGAACTCTTCCATGTCATCCGCATATTCTCCATCTGTCTTCTGCGTAGTCTCATCTCGGCCAGAATAGTAATATTCTTTCGTAGCAACACACTGACCTTTCTGGTTCTTCTCCCATAAAAGATATACTGTCGCATTCTGTGTACCATAATCGACACTGACGTATTTACTGCCGGTTGTTGACTGCTTTTCTGATGTGACATGCTTTTCTATATTAAACATGTCGTAAATAATTCCCTCAGCTACGGCCCACAGACCTAAGATATAACGCTTATAAAACACTCCGGTATACATTGCTCGATATCGTGCTTTAATTCGCTCAGATAAGCTTAAATTGTCGTCCATCGTAAAGTGTAGATAGACAAGTTTCTTTTCATCTGCACGATCAATCCAGTTAGTTTTAAACCAGTGATACGGCCCATCTGGGTTACAGTTGAACCAATATTTTGATCCATCAACAGAACAACGTCCTGTTGCCTGATTAACAAAAGATTCAGGCATCAATGCAACTTCATCAAAAAAGACTCCTGCAAGTGTGATACCCTGTATCAAATCCTGGGATCGCTCATCCTTACCGCCAAAGATGTAAAAATAATTTTCTTTGCCACCTCTCCGGATAACAACTAAGTTATCAGCTCTATGATCTTCAACGTGATACCCTCGACTCTTAAGCATAAGCTTTAACCAAAAGAGTACGTTTCTCCGGAAAGAACCGATCGTTTTCCCACACATACCAAAGTTCTGTCCGTTGAAGGTTTCCATTGCCCACATTGCAAAAGATAAGCACATAGAAATAGTTTTTCCCGATCGGATTGCTCCATCTGCTATGATTCCATCTTGATCATGCACTGGCGAATTTGGTAGCCACCAGGTAAGTATCTTTTTCTGCTTCTTAGAGAACGGCCGAAACTTAAAGACAGCTTTCTTTATTCTTCTTCCCATACATCTGCCACCTCACCTTTTAAGGCTTCGATGAATCCATCGTCTTCTGTCTCTTCTTCGGATGTTCCGGACATGATCGCTGTCTTAGCTCTAATCTGTTCGATCTTAGCTTTCTGTTCAGCTGTAGCAATATCCATATGGTCTGCAAGCCATTGCAAAGCTTTCATCTTATCAACCAGCTTAATGCTCGCTCCGTCTTTTCCTTGCTTCACTTCCGTGATCAGCGTTCCATCAACATCTTCAGATTGTTTGAATTTCACAGTATTGACTTCTTTTTCGAGAACTTCCTTCTCTCCAGTTTCTTTGTTTTCTACCATTACTGGACCAAAAGCGCCCATGACTTGAATATTTTCTCGCCCAAACGATACATAATCTGTCACATCTGCAAACGCAATATCCATGTACTTTTGAAAGATATCTTCCTGTTTTAGCAGTTCCCTGTTCATATGATTCTGCTTTAGCTGTTCAATCTCTTTTCTGATCACTGGATTCTTCATAAGCCTGCTTCCTAATACGGCAGCAGATGCATAAGTACATCCTGGATAAGCTTTCATGTATGCTTTCGTATAATTAAACATCCTAGATTGATACAAACAAAAAAGCTGCTGCTGATCGGTAAGTTCATCGTTAATTACAACTTGACTTACATCCTCTGCAACGGCTTCTTTTTTGTGTGCACCCTTTTTATTTTGTGTGCACCCCTTTTGGATGCATCCTGTCTTTTTGTTCCTCGACCATGCGTATCGTTTCTTCCACGATTTCACAGTATTTATCGAGACTCCATACTTGGCAGCAATGTCTTTATACTTCATTCCGGCCACGTAATCGGATTCTGCCAATATGTAGTTTTTTTCTTCATTCAAACATTACCACCTTCTTTCTTATTTCTTAAATGGACCTCCGGGGACTCGAACCCTGGACCGATCGGTTATGAGCCGACTGCTCTGACCTGCTGAGCTAGAGGTCCTTATGCCGGATTGCTCCGGCTTTTATTCTTCTGTGTGACATGTATTTGTCAGCTTCTTATACACGTCCTCATATAGTTCCTGTTTGTCTCCGTTGTACGTGTATTCTGCATAGATACCGTCCCCACTTACTGTAGTAGATACCAGGCATTTGTAATTTTGCAAGGTCTTGCAGCTCCATACAACAAATACATTACTCAGATCAACCGGTTGAACGTCGTTAAGTCCTTTGTATGGGTTATCGCTCTTGTTATACCAATCAACCATTTTTCTTTTGCAAACACTCTGGAAGTGATCCATTCCTGTAATAATCATTTTGCTTCTCCTTTTACTCAGACATCAAATCTACATTTTCAATTGCTGCCCTTGCTTCAAGCACTGCAATATACTCAGACATTGCTTTGATCTGCATGTTGTAAATGCTACGTGGGCAAGTTGGTTCAAACTCAAGTGTTCCATCATCCCACTTTTTAAGCATTCCCTTTAATCCTTCATAACGAATTACTAACTGAGCATATTCTGCCTTGAAACGTTCTTTATAATCTGTACTTATCATGCCAACAGCTGTTGCCGGTAATTTGTTTTTGTCATATTCGATATAATCAGCTTCGAACATTTCTTTTGGCAACCACTGCTCATGTCCATTCTCATATTCCATCAAGTATCCTTCATCCGTCGGATCTTCATCTGCAGGAATCTGCCATCCTCGATAATTGTTATAATCACCTCTTGTCATCGGTTCTGCTTTAACGATTTTTGTTCCAATGTACTGTTTCATTCGTTACCATCCTTTCTAAATTTAGACATAAAAAGACTCGGGGTCCGAAGATCACCCGAGTTCTGATTATACATTTATTATTCTGATTTCCAAAATGAAAAATAAATATCTTTCACAATAATCATCATTATGAATAGCACATGTACAAAAAGTGTAATATCAACAGATAACATTATTTTACACGCTATAGGATTTGATACACAAAGTATAAATTTCTCTACTATTGTGACTAATAAGAATAATATCTCAATCAACAAATTATATGTTATTTCGGATACCAGTACTTGATATAACGTACAATCCTTTTTCCTTTTAAGATAATATTTTTCTGATTTAGTAGACTTAAGATTATCAATATTTTTGCTACAGCTTGAAACTATTATTGACAAATAGGCCATCGTAAAGCTTACGAATAATGTCAACATAGTAATTAATTGATCAACAAACTCATTTGTAAAGCTTTTTAAATTAAAAGCATCATTGCCGTGAATAAATATAAACAAGACCATTGATAGCATCCCCAACAATACTGGAACTACATAAAATAAAAGCTTTTCCTTTGCTTTTCTAATTGTAAAAAAATCTTTTATTGGGTCAAATATTTCACTCATATTCTTTCGCTTGTTATCACCCATATTATCACTCCTAAAAATTTGATAGACACCTTATCATCTGATCATATAAGTCTCCCTTATCAACCTCTCCAGAATAAGTTTCTTCAACATCCAATATTTCTTTTTCTCTCATTTCCTCCGTGTCAAAATGAAGCGGATTCCCATTTTCGCCCTTAGATTCCACATATACTTTTTTAATCTTTCTTTGTGAATCGTTATAAATTTCAAAAAACTTCTTTACAGTATTTGTTAAAATATTTTTACCAGAAGGCTTGTAAATAATCTCCACATCTTCGGATAAGTCTGATCTTCCAGAAATTTCTTTTATTTCTGATGCTGTGGCATCTTCGCTGTCAACAGTTATTTTTACAGCTGTAATTTTTTCTGTCTTTTTTAATGCTGCCAAGAAATCTTTAGAAACTTTTTGTTCCGTTTTTAATTTATATCCAATACCGTCATTCTTATCCTTATGTATTTTAAGAATCTCTTCTTGCAAATACTGAATAAGTAGCTGAAACCCTGCTGCATCCCTATTGTATTCGTACACACATATCGCTTCGTTATTTTCTAAAAATTTAATACCAATTGATACGCTCTCTTCATCTCCATCATCTCTTCCTTTTTTCTTTAATTCTTGTTCTTTTAAAGTATTTGTATCAATAACCGTTCTAATTCGTGCATATTTTGCAGAAATAAACTCTAATATTATGGTATTTTCATCCTCCAAATTTTTTATATCTGCCAAATATATTATCTTCTTTTTTGATTTTACATCCTTCTTCCTATCATTTTTAGGTTTTTCTAATATCAACTCTGCCGAATCCTTAATATCATTCTTTAAATTTTCTGGCATTTTATATTTTTTAGCTGGTTTCTTTTCGCCCGATAAATAATAATAGTATAAAGTCCTTTTCATAAATCATAGTCCCCCGTGCAATCATCATTTTTTTTACATTTTAGCACTATTTAGCATCTTATACTACATAATTCGATAAAAAAAATTAAACGCGCCGTGGTACAGAACATATGTTCTGTTTTTATTATATGCACATTTTACAAGATATTCAATAAAAATACACAAAAAGAACACCGCATTTCTGCGATGCTCAAAAAAAATTATACGGGGCGAGTAAAAAGGATTCTATCCAATTTCCTCAAGTATAACTATAACACACTTTTTTGTTTAATTTGTTTAATCTTTTAGATTTTCACTAACTATTTGAGAAATTCTACCTTTTGTATACCCCAATTGTTCTCCAACTTCCTGTTGTGTCTTACCATTTAGATAAATGAGTTCAAAGATCTGTCTTGCATTGCTATCAGGAATCAAACTGATAAACTCTTCAATCTCTGTCAGAAGTTCATCCACCTGTTCCTGTCTCTTTCCGTTGATCATCATCTGCCGATAGATCACATCTGTTTGTTTCGGCTCTGACATCACAACTCTCATGTGCGTTTCGATATAGGGAAACGTGTTCATGGATCCTTTTACTGTTCCAGCAACCGTCGGAATCCTCTCTGCTCTTTCATTCAGTTTCTCCATTTTGTCTTCCAGCATCTTCTGCTCCCTCTTCAGAGATCGATACTGTCTTAGTTTTTTCTTATCCATGTCTTGCCTCCTGTTACGATTAATTATCTGCTGCCTTATCCGGTCTGTCATCTCCTGGTACTCTTGTTTGTATAGTACCCGATCGGCACAAATGCCCATGCAGATTATCTCTGCACAGGCTTTGCATGGATCAATCATATCTGCCTACCGCTCTTTCTTTTCATCTGGCGGTTTCTTATGATCGCTTTTCTTGCATTTGAGTAATAAGGCCGTGATTCTTTCTCTCTTCTTCTTAATTCCTGTTCCTTTGCCTTCCAAGAAAGATACTTCTCACATCCTGTCTGACAAGCAACTCTCTTTGATCCGTGTGATCTATCTTTACAATTTAGGCACGGACAATCTCTATATGCCATTTATGTATCAACTCCTTATAATTTAGTTAACGGGCATTTCGTACATGGACTGTTATCTGCAAATAAATCTTCTCTATCATTTACAATAGTTGGATACTTGCAATAATCATCACACATCTCCTGCTTTACTTCTTCCAAGATGTCCGTTACTGTCTTCACTCTCTCATGATCCTCTTTCACGACACCCGTAAGATTCTCTGTTATTGTCATAACTCATCCCTCTCTTTCGCTGCAGCACAGAGTGACATCACTGCCACTCCTGCAACTGCTCCGATAAATAATCCGCTTAAAAATCCAATGATCATATTCTTAACACCCCTCTATTTCAAATGTAATGTTAAATTTTGCATAATCGCTCCAAGCACCAAAAATTTAATAGCGTTATAATGATCTTTTTTTATATCGTTATAAAAATACATTCCATAACACATAATCATTACTATCAACTCTATTATTTGCACCACTTTATCCATTATTCCACCTCTTTCAGTTGTTCTTCCAAACAATGTTTTAATGCATATATGATTGTATAATCTAAAGGACTAATCTTTTGCGGATCATGTTCTGCCCTATACTCATACTTAAATATCTCTGATTCTAACGCACTACTTAGCTTAATTGGTTCCAACGGATTCTCAATATCATCAAGATACTGTGTTTTCATCTTTCTCTTATATTCTCTTAGCTCTTTCAGTTCTTCCAGCCAGATTTCAAGCCGTTTATAGTTTTCCGCTTCTTTGAAAAAATCATTAGCTTCTTCGTCGTGCAGAACCGCTAATTGAGCCATGCCGTCCTTATATTTCTCTTTCACCTTACTTTTCATATATTTAGTAGCTTCTTCTAAATTCATAAGCGACACCACCTTTCAAATTCAGGGCTAAGGATATCCTCTGTTGTAAAACCATCCTCTCGTTCTACTTCTTCGACTTGTTTTGCTGATAGCCCAAAAACATTAATCAACACCCAACTCTGTTCATGCATATGTCCTTTGTTGTCTAAATTCTCAGGGTCTTTGTGATATTCAGCACAACTTTTTGCATATCGTATCTGATATTTAATTCTTTCTTCGTTCCAGGTCTTTAAGATATTACTGTTAATCATTTGTTTCCTCCTCGCAATCTACATCGAACAAATATTTCAAGATTCTGTCTTTTCCTATTGCTTCGATTGCATCAAATACAAGTTGTTTTGATGTGAAAACGACTGTTCCCTGTGCTTTGCCACCAGTCCATACATCATAATCAAGTTCTACATTGTCTTCATCATACAAAATACAATAATTATCTTCGAGTATTGGGCCATTGTGTTCCTTTGCATACCGTTCAAGTTCAACTTCTACTTTTCTTTTCTCTCTTGCAAATTCCGCTTCTTTTTTTGTGAAAAAGATGTTTCCTAATTCCCACATATCAAGAGCGTATTCATCGTTAATCCATGTCCTTTTTCTGATTCTTCCAATATAATCAATGTAATAAACCGTATCCCAATACTCTGGTTTCTTTGCCTTTACATCCTGTTTCTTTTCCATTCATCTTCTCAACCAATCTGTAAAACTCTTTTTCTTCTGCTTCTGTTAGATTTTTAATTCCCATTTTCTCCACTTCCTTAACTTTCTTTAACAAAAATGAAATTCCAACTGCTCCGGCTCTGGTTCCCACTCATCTTCCCATCTCACTCCGATGTAATCTAAGACACGTCCCCATCCGAATCTTTCTCCTGTTTCTGGATCTACACAACATCGATACATCCAGAACTCCCATTCTTTTTCATTACGATCTCTCAACATATCAAATCGATGTGGTCTTTTCTCGAGATGCACTCCGAATCCACACATCGAGCATCCTGTTCTTTGTGCTTTTGTCGTATACAGCGTTCCATCTGCTTTCCTTGCGATTTCTCCATAGATTTCTGGCACTGGCACATCAAGATCTAATGCAAGCTGTAACAGGTCCTGTCGTAAAAATGGTGCAAATGGTGCTGATCGGATTACAGATTTCCCAAAGTAATTACATCCATGCTCTACTAATGCTTCTTCTCTCTGTCCACCTTCACTTGCCATAAGTCCCAAGAATGGTGCACTATTGTTTTCTTTTGCATAAACCTCACATGGTTTTTCTTTCATGTATAGGCAGCACTTATTACTTACCTTGAATGGTGCAATCTGATAATTCACACCCTCATTCTCGTTTTCGTATCCTGCGAACAACTGCAGCCATTTCCTTGGCAGTTTCATTCGGCTGTTCTTTGCAAAATGTCCTTGTGCTCCACATTCTCCAGTTATGATCGCATGTCTGACTGTCTTATTACGATCTGTTGGATTCTGTAACGTGTCAATTCGTCCTGCAATCTTCTTGCTGATCACCAGAAAACCAAACTCTTGTAAGATTTCTGTCTTTGGTTTTCCTGGTCGAAGCGAAATCACTCCAAGCTGCTTATGTACTTTGATAATGCTTTTATCTTCCAGAGATGATACTGACACTGCAGGTACATCGATTCCTCTGCTTCTCAAAAACGCCAAAAGCACGATACTGTCCAAACCACCTACACTTACATGTGCATTCATTCCTCTGCGATCAAGTTCTTGTATAAACTCTCTTGCTCTTAACTCTGCCCTTTTGACTTTTACCTCATAGGGCAGATTCTGTTGCGCTGTGAAGATAGCTTTTTGTCTTTTCTTTTGCTCTTTCCAGTCGTCACTCATGACTTTTCTCCTTCTCACACCAGACACACCCTTTATCACACTTGATACGAACCCTTAGCTTCTGCTGCTTGTCTGGACATAACTTCATATCCTTAATTGGCTTGCCTGCAATCTCACAGATGTAGCCTTTAAATTCTTTCTTGTTTACCATACTGCCACCGCCTCATGTAAATGTTCTCTTAATACATCTGCTGCTTCGTGCTGATCTTCATGTTCCAATAACCTGATCACATTCGGCAATACTCTACGATCTTTATCAAAAGTAATATCTTGATTCGATGCAAGCATTTCTACATTCATGTCAATGTTGTATTTTGTTTTCAACTCCATAGCCATATCCACATATGTCACATAGTGTTCTGCATAACCATCTAATTCAAAATTCCATAAGGTGTTTTTGTCATACGCTTCTTTGAATCTTCGCAATCTTTTTTCTCCGAAACCTGTATCATGTGCTAATGTTGCAAGTACAACTGTCATGGTATTCTGATATATAGTCTCTGCTAAAATCTCGTATGCCCTTTTTAATTTGTCATTATCGATCAATAAGCCAATTCCCAGTGCTCCACGCATCTGCAATTCTTTTTGCAATCCATCAACACCTTTTTCCTTTGCGATACCCAAGGCATATCTCATTCCTGCCATTCTGGCTTCTTGTTCTTTATCAAGCTTCCCCATTTTGACCATCCTTCTTTCTCATCATTGCAATATCATAAATTGTCTGGCAAATCTCCTCACACACCTCTTCTGCATGATCATCTTCTGTAAGCTGCCTTACATATTTCTTTCCGCAAGCAACACATGTTAATCGCCGAATCTGCTCCCATGCACTCCATGCTACGAACGAATTTCCCAATGCATTTGCCATTAACGAATCTGTTCCGGATCCATTTGCATCTTTAAACCATTTATTTCTTGGTTCTTGTAATACTTTCTGTGTATCTTCTTTACATACACTCTTTTCGAGTTTTTCTAAAACTCTCTTTTCAACTCTATCTACGATCTCTTGTTCTTTTTGCTCTGTCATTTTTATCTCCTTCTACTCAAACCGACCTGCACCGGATCCATACTGGTGCCACGCCGTACATCTCATGTTCTCTTCTTCCTGCTTCTTTAGTCTCTCGGTTTCTCTCTTCTTCTCATCCAGGCACTCCTGCCGGTATTCATCATCCCATTTTTTCAACGTTGGCTGGCTGATCGTTGTCAGCTCTGACAGCTTCTTGTAGCTTATCCCTGTTGAGATGATCAGCCGGACCATTCCTTTCTTGAAATTTTCTTTATATCTCATATCGTTTTCTCAGACAGCTTGGTTCTTTACCTGATACAACGCCTTTATCTCTGATCGCTGATCTGTTATCTTTTGCCCGATCTTATAAAGTCTTGTGATTCTTCGTTTTTTGATTTGGAAAATTGTAAAAAACTAAATCTAATATTTGAGAAATTACATTTAAAAGAACCTGAAAAAATATGTTTGGTATTGATTGCTTTGTTAATAGTTACTTGAAGAATCCCTCAGGTAAAGAACCAAACTGTCTGATCGTACTCCTTTACTTATGGTATCCGGCACAATTGCCTATATAGTGCCATCTTAAATCCTTGCACTTTGTCTCGTTTGCCCCCCCTGTTATCTCAGGGTAGAAACGCTTATACCACTTCATCAGTGTCTTATGATCGATGCCGGATGATCTACTGATCTCATTTGATGACATGTTATACTTGATCCACAGTGTCACAACACGTCTTTTAAATCCTTTGCTGTAATCTGCCATCAATTCTCCTTTCTGCCCACTGCCTTAGGCAGCAGGCTCATGGCTTATACTGGCTGTTTCTTATGCGGTTAATAGTTGCTGTGGTATATAATTCAGTCCATCCGGCTGATCTCTGTCCGCATATGTGATCATCTTTTTACGTCCTGTCGCTTAAGATCATCCCGAAACCCACAACTACCACGACTATTACTACGACTTTTAACAACAATCTTGGGTTGTTGGTTACTACGGACAGAGATCAACCGGATGCCTTTATTTACTTACTCAACTTTGTGATACAGTGCCACATGCCGATCTGTCCGGCTGTCATATCGCTTGCCGATCACTTCAACAAGTCCTTCCTGAGTCAGCTCTGTTAACCTTGGCTGTACCTGCTGCCGTGTTGGTTCTGTCACCAGTCCGTGCCTGTGCATTACCACAGCGATCTCTCTTGCAGTCATATTTCCGTAAGATAATTCATTCAGGATATTGTTACGGATTACCTGCTTATCCACCTTCTCGTGGCTTTCTCTTTGAGTCTGCTTTGTTATTACTCTGCTCCGGAGTGTGGTTTCACATCCGAAGAAATTCATCTGCTCCATCTCGTCTATCCTCCAAACTGCTTCTCAAACAGCTGCTGCTCCAAAGAATCAAAATCATAATCCCTTTGACATTCCAATTTTCCCGGAGCTTTTTCGTTCTGTATTCTTTCAGGTCTTTCGTAATTGGAATCCAGGTAATCTATGTATCCAGAGTTAAAAAACGTGCTGCCATTTTGGGGTTTTCTCCAGTCATCTAACGCCAAGTCCGCCTTGTATCGGTCAATGGCACGACTTAATTCGTCGAATCCGATATCAAGTAAACGCCTCTTATTGGCATCTGAGACTTTCCCCTTCCCACGTTTCTGAGGGTATAATTTCCAAACTCTCTCAAACAGTGCATCTGCTTCAGATTTGCACATAGTATTTTTATTTATATCTTTCTCTTTATCTTTATTCTTTATCTTTATCGGCTTTTTTTGGTTTTTAGTTTTTTTTTCGGTTTCTTCAAAACCCATTGGGTTTTTTGGGTTTTCTTCTGAGTCATTTTCCTTTTTAGGTCTTCCGCCCTTTTTCCCATTTTCCCGATTAGAACTGCATCGATTTTCATACTTCTTTGAATCGCGATCCATCTGGCTTTGTATAAATGAAAATGCCATCATGGATATTCCATCAAGTTCTGGAACAACTCCTGATTCAGAGTAATCAATCAGTGCCATCAATAACTGACCTCTCTGCTCATCTGTCAGTAATTTTAACGGTTCCCGATATTCATGGTAGATCAGGAAGCTGCTCTTTTGCTTCATGTGATCACCTCGTTATTCGTAAATCGTACAGATCTCCATATTTCTTCAGAAACATCTTCTTCTTGATCTTAAAAACATCTGTCTCCATGCCCTTCACGTCTTCAATCACACCCCTGTTTACTGTGCGATCAAAGCAAGCAAAGTCTGCTCTGTATGTGATCGCTCTGAACATCCTACCTTGATAAATAAATTTATCCTGAAGGACCACGATCGGCTGTAATTCCAGATGTGAGATCTCTCCTGCTGTTTCTAACAGCTTTAATTCCTGATATCTTTCTGCTTCTCTGATGCTGTCAAACTTGATCCCATCCACTATCGTTTTGTGATTGTTGTACTTGTTGGGTCTGTTGTAATTCTTCCAAGCCATTCTCCTGCTCCTTTACTATGATTCCATAAACCTTGTACTTTTCCTGGAAAGCTTTCTCTCCGATCGTATGATCTTCTGTATGATGCGTTCTGCATAGACATATCTTTCTGTACTCGCTGTCATCTATACTCCTGCGATCATTCCCCATGCCGATCTTGTCAACGTGATGTATTTCACCTTTGCGACCACAGATCGCACATACACGATTCTTGATGCAATAATACAGATATCTTCCAATATCATCCGTTCTATTGATTGCTAAATCTGACAATGGGATTCCCTGTTCCAAGCAGAACTCCAACAGCATTGAGATAAACTCACGTGCTGTATCTACTGTGCATGTTCCTAAAGAGAAATAATCATTTCCTGTCCGTATGATATATTCATACTTCATAATCTCTTTCATCTGCTCTGGAAGATAACCGGTATAGTCTGCAATGTCTCTGATCGTTGCGTATGCCTTTTTTCTCTGTGCGTTGGTTATTGTTCTGCCATCATCTAGCCGAAGCTCCACATCACGGATTCGCTTATCCAGAATCGTATTAAACAGATTTTTCTCTGGAACAAAGACTTTCATCTCTGTTCCTTCGATATCTGATCTGATTCCTGTTATCTTTGCAAGTTCATGCATTACTTAGTCTCTTCTTCCTTTGGCGGTCTTGTATCATAAAGAAATACTCTTTTCTTTGTTGTTTTATTCTTGATTGATAATGCAACAATTTTTTTCTTCTCTATGATGACCTGTTCTACATAAAATCCATCATATGTAGTCAGTTTTCCATTCCTTCCTTCTTTGAGATTTACATGCTTAGCCGGAATCCATATATCTGGTGCAGTGTATAATTCTCTGCCAATTCCTAAATTAAAGCATGCTCTCTTGAAGCTGTCCGATGCCTGTCCTTTTTCTTTTGCTGTATATGATTCAATGCCTACATCTTGTTTGTATATCCATTCTTTTTTCTGATCATCATAGACCTCAACCGTGCAAAAAAGATTTCCACCGATCACTTCATGAGATCTTCTCCATCCTGTGACTCCCAGTGTTTCATCCAGAATGTTCATATCACATCTTGCATCCTTATAAAGCAACAAAGAACATCCATTTTCGTTAACTGTTGCAACTCTGCATTCAATTTCATCTTCGTTTAGATCTCTGAATTTCATGTGTTTCTCCTATCTGATCCTTAGACTTTTGGTCTGAACTAATTCAATGTTTTCAGTAAACATTGCTCCTTCTTTAAGTGCTTTGATTAATCCTTTTCTGTCAATCTTGCCTGGTTGTTTAACTCGGTATTCTTCTGGTACCAGTGATTCATCTTTGATCCTTACATTTGGTGGATTTTTTTGGATTCCAAAGCTGAATAATGCCGTCTTGAATTTTGTCTTGCCAGTTTCAATCATTGCATTTTCAAGATTCTGCTTAATTGTTTTCTTGTTGTTTACCACAACTCTTTTCATGTCAGTCAAACGTTTAATTTCACTATCGATCAATGCTTCTTTACCATCCAGGGAACGAAGAACTTTTGCATACCCATCTGCCTTGTCTTCAAATTCATAGTCCATTCCTTCCAAAGTGTCTTTGATATCTGCCTGCGTCAGATTCTGTTCTTCTGCCATATCAAGCAGTTCTTTGTATTCTGCTGTCAGTTCATATAATGTCGCCATTTTATTTATCTCCTTCTTTAGTTGTTACCACTTTTGATAATCCATATTTTACTTTTAAAGCCGCTTGAATCATTTGAACATTAGTCTTTTGACCGTCATCCAAATCCTTTTCCAGAGTTTCTGCAATAAATTTAAGAACAGCAACGGTAATGTCATTTGCAGCCGCAGGAACCGGATTTACACAACCGCCGATTTCAAACAAAATGATATCAACAACTTCTTCTATTTTGTCTGCTGCTGTGTCTACAAGACCTAACTCTCTTAATAAACAACTTTCGAGAATTTTTTTCTCTTACTTTCCGCCTTGTTTCATTCTTCATTGCCACTTCCTCTTCTTTCTTCTAATAGTTCGATCAATCTCTCTTTGCACTTGATTGCTCGTTCTTTTTGCTGATGACCCCAATAGTCTCCTAAATAAAAACTGAATTTCTCTTTTCTGCCCTCTTCTTCTGACCATCCATCTGGGGAAATCTCAACATCTAACTGTGCAACATGTCCATAAAAATCAACAAATACTGTAGGTCCTAAACATCTGCCTTTCTTTCTATGTTCTACTTTCCCATCTTCTCCTTCTTGGATTTTCATACATAACGCAAAAATCTCTTGTGCAAGTTTTATTGGTTCTATTTTTTCTTGATCTGTGTTATACTGTTCTTGTTTGTTTAGCAATGTGCTCATTGGAGTTGCCGCTCCGTGGGCACTTTTTTCTTTTATCAACTTCTTTACGCTCTGATATGTTGCGATCTCTCTTTCAAGTAAAACAAGTTCTGCTTGATTATTTGATACCTGAATAACTCTTTCGATGTTTCTGTTCTGAATATTGATTCGTTCATCAAGCTCTTTCAGAATTTCTTTCTCATTTATCAAACCTTTTCACTCCTTCCTCGTAGATCATCGCTGTGATCAGACACACTGCAGCTAATTCTTTAAAGATTCCCATTGCGATCAGCACTGCTGCCGTGCAAATCATGGCTTTTGTTTCTGTGTGCATCTTTATACTCCTTTCTCATACGCTTATCATTTCAGTCACAAAAAACTTTTTTGCATTTATGAAATATCTATGCGTATTTTCACTTGTCCGGATTGCATATCCCCATGGAAAAGTTCCTTGAATCAGTCCTTTTTCGATTGTTGAAACACCCATTCCCATCAAATACGCAACTTCTTTCGGGGTTAATGTCTCTATTCTCTTTTTAGGAATTACTATCTCTTCAAAGTAATTCTCTGGAAGATCAAATGCTTCTGCAATCTCATTTCTTCTTGCTTTTGTCGGTTCTGAATCTCCAGACATCCATTTGCTAACGGTTGACCTACTCACACCGCAGATCCTGGACAACTCTACTTGGTTGATATTTTGATCTACCATTACTTTTTTAAGCCTGTCCTTGAACACTTTCATCACCTACCTTTCTTCAGATGGCTTAATTCCCTGCCCGACGATTGAGTGCTATTTTTAATTAACCAATTTAGGGAGGATTTCAGGATTCTGTGCATCGGGCAGGGAATTAAGCCATCTGCTATTATTCTGTTGTCTTTCTTTTATATATCTCCTATACTTAATTCACAGGACACTGCCATGTCCGAGTCTTAAGAGAGGAGTATTCTTAATGGAAAATTTGTTATTTAAACTTACCGAATATCAATATGAAATTCTAACGGCAATATTAGAATGTCCTGGGCAAAATCCTGGTGATTTCTTTTTCGATTTTCCGTCTATTGATGGATATGTAGAAATGTTTTTAAATGCAAATCTCGTATCCATAAACGAATCTGATGAAGTTTCTATCACTGAATTAGGCCGCGCTCATTTGGCTGAATTTGAGCTTCAACGAAAAATAGAAAAGGAACGAGAAGCAAAATATCAACAGCAAATAGATGCCATTACATCTATTGCAGAGACCGCCAAACAAAATGCATTATCTGCAGAGGCGGATTCAAAACTCTCTAAAACTATTTCTATTCTTTCTTTGATTGTTGCAACAGCCTCTGTCATGGTAGATATTTTTTTAAAATGATTCCACCAATGCCTAAAATAATTACAGCTATTCCCTGCAATATAACAGCTATTTGCAGGGATGATATTTTTTGTTCCTGGCAACGCTGTTTTTCTTTTTGCTTAGAAATCGCAGAATAGATCGCCCATCTCATTTCTTTACCTGTTACTCCATGCAGAATAGTTTTTAACTCTTCTGATTCTTCTAGCTGTTTTTCTTTTAACTGATCATCTAGATTACTTTGGATTTCCTCTGCTAATTTTTCATCGGGCTGTATATCTTTCAATACTTTCGTCTTTCTCACCTCCTAGTTATTTAGTAATCCATTTTAATTGGATTTCTTAGGTAAAAAAATATAGTCAATT